GTCAAATGACGTTCTTGAGTTTGTAGGAATGAGAAAGCCTAAATTTGCTTGGTATGATTGTTTGTTATATGCTTATCCTGGTTTGCGTACCAATAAGTGCTATGGTACGATAGGTTCATGGATAGAACGTACTTCGTATCAGAATAATTTATGGCGTACTTTGTTACCTTTAACTATTTGCAATGTTATGTTGTGCGTGAGTGCGTGTTATTTTCCGCGCCGTGCGAAATTTTTACCTATATGCGGTGCTGTCGGTTTGCAAGCCACAGGTATGGTATGTGCACGTGATTATTGTAAGACATTATTGTATAAGCGCATTGGATATGAGAACACTTCAGCCAAAATTATGGATTTACAAGGAAGTACGTTACCACATCCCGCTTTGCAAAAATTGGCGAAGTTAGGTATTACTATGGTGTCAATTGGTGCAGTAGTTGCGACCATAAAAGTGTTGAGAGCAACGTACGTTAAGTACGTGTTGGCTAGCAAGAAGGAACATGGTTGCTTAGATCCTGTTTCTAAAGATGATATCTTTGCACGAGATTCGGAAAAGAACATATGGACCAGTTATGTAAAACCGACTACAAAGTGTTCTGGATATTCTCCAGATTTTATGGTAAATAAATTTAGTAAGAACGTTGTAAGTATTAAAGTGTTATCGACTGGTAGATTTTGTAGTGCGTTATTTGTCACTACAAACCAGTTTTTGATGCCGTATCATATGTGGTTTGCAAAAGATCAGTTCACAGATAAGTTGGAGACAATAACATTGGAAGTGATTCGCACTAATGCATCAGCTACTGGGTCCACACGCAAAACCACTTTGCATTGGGCCAATTGTGTTCGTTTACAACAAGGAGATATGGTTTTATGTTATGATGCAGGAGGTGGTCCATATTCTGACTTGACAAATCATTTTATTGAGGATTTACCTACTTCAGGATTGTATTATTCCGTAGCACGAGTACGATCCGGAGAATTGGTTAAAGGCTCTGGTAGATATAGTGGCTTAGCTCACAGTTATTCCACGGTGTCTGGTGAGCGTTTAGAATATTATGGTGTGAGGACATATCATAGTACTGATTGGGTACCTGGTGATTGTTGTACTGTGTTGATTTCCAATACTGTGAATCCCATGATGGTGGGGTTACATTTATTGGGGACTAATGACCGCACAAAAGGAACTAGTGATGAAGGTTTTTCTATGACTGTGTTGAGACAAGATTTGGTCGATGCAAGAAAGGTGTTATTCATTAGGTCTCAACCTCCTTTACATGGGGGTGGAGATGTTCCCATGCAGGTGTGTGGTAAGTCTATTCAATATCGTCCCACGTTAGATAGATATTCTCCAGTACATTGGTTAGATGATTATAATATGACGATATATGGTTCTAGTGGTGTGCCATCAACATGTAAAACGGACATTCGATCGTCCATTTTGGTTCCAAGTTTGATACCGCATTTTGGTCCCCAGCGTTGGGCTGGTCCCAATTTCGCGCCTGAAGGTAAGAAATGGCGTCCATGGTTTGATACTATGGATTATTTGGCGAATCCGCGAGTTAGTATAGACACGCAATTGTTGGCACATGCAATGGTGGATTATGAAAAGCCTTTGTTGGCTAAAATTTATTTACATGCACAGTTTTTGCGACCATTGAGCAAGATTGAAATATTGACAGGTATTGATGGTATTAGATTTATAAATGTAATGAATCTGAATATGAGTATGGGGTTTCCGTTGGATGGAA